GTATTTTATTGAGCATAAAAAAATCCCTCATATTATTTTTTATGGGGAATCAGGAAGTGGAAAACGTCATATTCTAGAGTTCTTTATAAAAGAAATTTATCATCACAATAAAGAAAAAATAACACAATATGTAATGTGTGTTAATTGCGCACATAGTAAAGGAATACGATTTTTTCGCGACGAGTTAAAATTTTTTGCCAAAACAAATATTCAAAGTAAATCGGGCGATTTTTTCAAAAGCATCATCTTACTTAATGCAGACAAGTTAACAACTGATGCGCAATCAGCATTGCGGCGCTGTATTGAAAAATTTAGCCATACCACACGTTTTTTTATTGTTGTAGAAAATAAAAATAAATTATTGAAACCTATTCTGTCGCGGTTTTGTGATATTTATATACCATTGCCAACTATCAATGACTGTCGACAAAGTTTACATTTATATAATTTAGAGAACTTTAAAGGAAATGATCTAGACAAAAAGAGAGAAAAGTGGTTGATACAAAAAATAACAAATAAGAAGAATTATTCTACATTAAAATCGTGTATTACATTTGTTATAAAATTATATGAAAAGGGTTATCATGCTTTAAATTTACTTAATTTCATTAAAAATAATAATATAATGTCTGAACCAAAAAAGTCGTATTATTTGTTACATTTTGACGAAATACGCAAAGAGTTTAGAAGTGATAAATTATTAATGTTTAATATTTTATATTTTGTTTTTATGCGTCCCGATTTCAATTTAGAAAATATACAAATTATGTAAAATGGATGATTATAATATTTCTATGTTATCTGAGGCCAAAAACGAATATAGTATTCGTTTGTTAAATATTTTAGCGCCATTAACGATTGAAGGAATTAAATCTATTTTAAAGGAGGCTTGGGATTTATGTGTAGCAAATGATGAAGAAAAAAAATATTTAATGACATTTCAGAATTTTCTCTCTAGAGTGCCGAAATGGAATCAAACAATTATAGACGAAGAAACAAAACGTATTATAGAACAAAGCGGTTGCAATTATCTAGAAGATTTAATTACATGTGTTCATATAACACAACTTAAAGTTCTTACCAGTATTCGTGTGGGAACGAAACAGAAAAAAATAGATTTAGATATACCTAAGCTTCCTGATTTTATTCACAAAGTATATATCTTGTTTGCACGAAAAATTTATAGCAATGTTTATTTGTTTGATAAAAATTTGAGCCCAATACAATACCAAAAATCAATGAGAGAATGCGATAAAATTTGTAGAGATTGTATTTTGGATGCTATTCGCATGAGTATGCCAGTTGAAAATATTCTTCGCTCATATATTGATAATACTGTTGAAGAAGAGATTATTGAAGAAGTTGTGACAGATGCCTCTGCAACTATTGTTGAAGAAGCAAAGAAAGAGGAAAACAAAGATAAAAATACAAAAGATATTACTGTGAAAAAAAATGATGAAACTGTTAAAGTTGATACTAAAGCGGAAAGCAATGAAAAACAAGAAGAAAAAAAGGTAGAACTAAAGGTAGAAGAAAAAATAGAAGAAAAAATAGAAGAAAAAGAAATGGCTGGTGAAACAATTAATATTGAGACTGCAAAGGCGAAAGATACAAAATTAGTTGATAAAGTAACACCAGAAATAACTGAACCAAAAAAAAAATCGTTGTCACCAAAAACCAAAGGATTAAGTTTTAGCGATACAGATATAGAATATAATGCTGAAACAAAAGAGAAAACAAATATTTCAGCACCCAAAACAATTGAACGATTGGAAAAAATTGCAACTCAACGTAACAATGAAAGAAAAGCGGAAGAACAAGATGATGGCGATGATGATAAATTAACAATCTTTAGGGACCAACCAGATATTAAGTTGGGCGATTTAGATATACAAGTATTAGATAATACAAAGGTATTAAAAAAGAATCCAATTTTGACAGATGTTGAAATACTCGCTTAATGCGGTAAATTAGTAATTTAATTTTTTTAAAATATAGTAATGACGCATTCACCTTTTTTGCTAGCTTCTGCTGTTGCAATTATTTATGTTCTATTTCGTTTTATAGAAATGCGATATGTTATGAAAGAAAACAAACCATTAAAAATATTATTTCGTGATACCTTATTAGTTTATATAAGCGCTCTCATTGGCAATTTCGTTTTAAATCAAATAGTACCATTACAAAATATAATGAGCGGTGATCCAAAGGTTTTTACAAATGACCCAGATTTTTAACTTTTTATAAACAAACATTTATAAAAAATTACATTGAATCAAATAGCATATCAAGATTGATAAATCGTTTTTTTTTTCCTATTTCTTTTCTAGTTACCTGATATTCGCGAAAAAGTTCTTTGTCTACTTGTTTTTGAGGTATACAACGATGAACCTTTCTTGATATCATTTTATATAGCTTAAAATCCGGATATCTCTCATCGCCATTCTTTTTATATAATATATTTAGCCCATTATCATCCGTACACCACTCAATAATAAGTTTTCCAATTGGATGCTTGACTTTATTTTTCATCTCAAAAATAGGAACAAAATGATCAAATAAAGAACATGCTAGACGACATAAATCAAAACTAAAATTCTGTTCTAATCGTGGTTTTTTTTTATTCAAATACGGTTCTATATTATATTGTGTCGCTGCATCACCTTTTGGATGAAAACTATCACTACAAACAATTTTATTTTTATACCAATAAATAGCTCTTCCAAAATCAATTATTTTGAAAATTTTACCGAATGTAGGAACCTTATAGTATTTTTTTTTATAATAATAATTAATAAATTGCTTATCTGTTTTTTGAAACATAATATTATTTGTATGGAGATCATTATGTGTAAATTTAAATAATTCTTGATATGTGATTAAAGTCATTATAATTTGAAATATAAATGATTTCCACTCTGGAATAGTGATTTGTTTATTGCTTGTTAATAAAGAATCAAATGTATTATCTAATGATTCCAAACAAATTATATTAACAGGGAAATCATTTATTACAATATTCATTTCTTCCCCCATATCAGCATTTGTTGAATAAGAATCGCCCGAATCAGAACAAGAATCGCCTGAATCAGAACAAGAATCGCCTGAATCAGAGTCGTCAACCGAAGACAAATCTGTCACCGAAGAGCGAGATGAACATGTTGAAGATGAATGTGATGATTTTGATAATTTTGATAATTTTGTCAATGTATTACTTGAACAGTCATACGTAAAAATTAATTTCTTATTTTGTGATAAATCAACTGTATTGTTTTCATTAAAAAAAACCTTATCAAATAATGACTGATTGAAGGTTGAAACTGATGATTGCTGAACACATTCTCCTAATTTTAAAGGCGGTCTCTCTCTTCGTGATTCGTCATGAAGAAATAAATCTTCATCTAATCCGTTTAAATTAAATAATGACCCCGTATTTGCATGGAAAAATTTTGATTCACTCAGATAATCTAAATCATCAAATACATTATACTTAAATTTTTTTTTAACACCGATAAAAGAACCGAAAAAATCTAATCCATGACAAAAACGGTTTGTATGTAATAATTGACTCGTTAAATAAGAAAAAAAACCATCTACATAAGCTGAATTATTATTATCTATTATTTTCTTGTGACAATCATTATTTGATAATTTGGGCAAATTTAACAACTTATCTGTTATAGTGTATTTGCCAACCATATATCTCACAGGATCCAATAACGGAGAAAATTTAAAAAAACACATTTTTTTCTGATTATTTAATGGACTTACTAATTTACAATAATATTTATTATCAGTTTTCTTTTCTATTACACTGTGAATTGAATATTTCTGATTCAAATTAATATTATTAAAATTTGTTGGATTTAGTGAAAACCATTTTTCATAAATTGGAATATAATTTTGAAGTTTAGTCATTTCGTTTTTTTCTAAAGTTTCAAATAATAAATTATTTTTATGTTTTGTGTAGTTTAATTCAAACATTTATAATAATTGAAAAAAATATTAATGTAAAATAAACTAATTGCGTTTTGTAATATCTTTTATGATATAAAGATATAGTATGAACTTGGAACTCAAGAAATTTGATATGAAAGGAGTTAAATTTAATCCAAATGGTAATGACGGACCAGTTGTTGTCTTTATTGGTAGACGTGATACTGGTAAAAGTTATCTTGTTCGTGATCTATTATATTATCACCAAGATATTCCGATTGGAACAGTAATAGCTGGAACAGAATCTGGCAATGGTTTTTATGGTAAACATGTTCCCAAATTATTTATTCATGATGAATATAATACCGCCATTATAGAAAATGTTCTAAAACGTCAAAAAATTGTAATGAAACAAATTAAAAAGGAAAATGAAGCATATGGTAGAAGTAATATTGATGGTCGTGCGTTTGTTATTCTTGATGATTGTCTTTGGGATAACACTTGGTCTAAAGACAAAATGATGCGATTACTATTTATGAATGGACGACACTGGAAAATTATGACTGTTATTACAATGCAATATCCTTTGGGTGTGCCGCCAAATCTTAGAACAAATATTGATTATACATTTATACTTCGCGAACCTTATATCAATAACAGAAAACGTATTTACGAAAATTATGCTGGTATGTTTCCCACTTTTGAATCGTTTTGTCAGGTTATGGATCAATGTACTGAAAATTACGAATGCTTAGTTATTGCAAATAATGCCCGTTCTAATAAATTGGAAGATCAGATATTTTGGTATAAGGCAGACGTACATAGTGATTTTAAACTTGGGGCGAAAGAATTTTGGGATATTTCAGACGAAATGGGCTCAGATGACGACGATGCTGATACATATGATCCTTCACAAATGAATAAAAAAGGTCCGCGTATTAATGTAAAAAAAAGTAGATGGTAATAGTGCCTTTTTTTCAGTCAGTTCTCATATTTTCTGCTTCACCATCTAACATGGTTTGAACGCGTTGTTTAAAGCTATTAATGTCATTCCATTTCCAATCCACGTTTTCTAACATAATAGTGCTATTTGAAATAATATAAGATATCAATTTATCCATTTTTGCTTTTATACTTTTAATAGTATTGTTTACTGTGGTCCCATATACAAATTCACCAAGAGCTTTGGGGACATTTTTTAAAATATCTTGTAGTTGTTTCCGGGTTAAATTTTCTAATCCGTTTACCCAACAACATCTCATATACCATGTTCCATCCTCACCAACCTTTTTCCATCCGGGTGCAAATTCATTGCTAAAACAGATTTGATGGCTTACTGGTGCCATTTCTACGATTTTAGTATCATCATTGTCATCAGATATAACGCAGTAAGATTTTACAGTTTCTCCATAGAGTACAGTTAGTTTCATTATTGTTATTATAATAATAATAATGAATTAAATCAATATCAATTTTAAATGCGTTCCATTTTCGCAACCACAATCGCACAATCCAAACCGGCCGCTTGTTTATACTTTGATAATTCGGACTCACTTTTTGGATTCCACGAACATTGGTGTATCTCTGGATATCTATGAATTGCACAAAAGATAGAATCACAACGACATTTCATGTCGGTCAATTTGAGTCTGCACCTACACCCTTCAAACGCACACCGCTTTTTCTTTTTCTTTTTCTTTTTTCCTTTCACGGTTGTAGGGTCCATTGTTATTATACAGAAAGATTATTATTTGTGGAATCAATTTTATTCATCATCATCATCATCATCTTCTTCTTTAATTGTATTCAAATCTTTTTCCTTGTTATCAACTGTCTCATCTTGTGTAAATGCAGATTCTCTTCCTATTTCCTGAAGATTTTTCTTATATTGCTCTTGTGGATCCGCTGATGACCGCGTGCGAATATTTTCTCCTTCAAATAATTCCTTGCGAATATCGGATGTGGTAATTTTCTCATTCATTCCCAACGATCGTTCAATTGTACTACTTGTATTATGAACACCCACTAATTCACCCTCTTCAGTTACATCTTGTGTCAGTTTTGCACCCGTTTTTCTCGCTTTTTCCTTGTTATCTTTAATAGCCTTTTTCTTTGCTTCTCTCACTCGCTGATCAAATGCTTTTTTAGCACTTAGTTCATTCTTCTTCTTTTCACTCATGAGCTGATTTAATTCTTCTTCCATATATTCTACCTTACCTGTCTTGTATGCTTCAGGTTCCCACGGCATCCACATCCCAACCTGTCCTACATAAATATCATGATTGGGGTCAACTTCTCGCAACATACGAGAGCGTAATTGGGCTTCTTCAAGCGTAGGGAAACTGCCACGAACTTTAATACCTCTTGTATTTGTTTGAAAATGATGCAGATTGTTAAACTCTTTAGTTAATTCATCTTCTTTTTCATCAAGAAAATTTTTATATTCATCTCTCACAGTTGTTTCTGATAATTTTTCTTGTTCAGTTAATAAATAATCTTGCAAATCATTCATAACTTTATCAAAATCAAGATTATATTTATAAGATAAAAAATTCAAGAATTGATTAAATTTACGAACAGATTTAGTAAAATCAAAATATTTTAGGAATTTTTCAAAGAAGAACATTTCTTTTTTTTTTAGAATTTTATCTGGAGATAGAAAAGATAAGCAGACAAAATTCTGCCCTGAGAGTGATCTATCTTCATCAAGTAAATCAACATATTTAGGATTTTCAGCGGACTTTTCAACACCTTCTTCTTTAGACATTATATTTATCATAAGTTTTAATATTTTAAGTTTTTTATCGGATAATATATTTTTTTTCTTATTAATATCTATAATATGCTAAAAGAATTAAGTTCCACTTTGGATTTAGGCGAACTCGTCAAACGTGCTGTAAAGTATTTAGTAGAAGGTTTCATGGTTGCTATTGCAGCCTATGCTATCCCAAAACGTTCATTGAATTTAGATGAAGTATTATTGATTTCATTAACTGCTGCTGCCACTTTCAGTATTTTAGACACATATGTTCCAAGTATGGCTGTATCTGCTCGCACCGGTGCTGGATTCGGTATGGGCGCTAATCTTGTAGGCTTTCCTAATTAAATAAACTATATGATGAAATAAATAAATTATCATACAGTTGTTATAAATTCCCATTTCAATTCTTTGCATATTTTTTTCCACACATCATCTTGCTCTATACGTTTAACAGGATCCTTTAGCATGGGAAAAAATGGAAGAAATTTTGTTTCGCCCAATAACTCACACATTTTGTATAAAACATAATAATAATTCAGAAAATTAACTCTATCGCCTGGACAATGTTTAGCATATGGTTTTTGTATTTCCAAAAATAAGTTGCATAATGTTTCTTCTAATTCAGGATTCATGATGGGTGGTTTAATGCCCAATTTATCTTTTATAAAGGGAATATGTTCATAATACTTATTATATCCCAATTTTTTTAATATACACTTGGCCTTTTTATTTGTCATTTGACTTAAATTAATCCGCTCCTTTTTGATTTGCTGCTTGATTTCAGATAATACTTGATTTGGAATTTGCGTCGTCTCTTTTGCTTGAAATTGAGCTAAAATTTCTCTAAAATGATTGATACGTTTATATGCATAAAAACAAACTTCTTTAGGTGGTTCTTTATACGATGGTTTTTCATGTTCTATTAAATATGGATAAAATCGGGAACATCCTTTACAAATAAGCACACCTTCATAATCAACTGGAATAAGTTCAGCCGAACAATTCGTACATACATCATTCTTCTGCAAATAATTATTAATATCTAACAATTTTTCATCTACATTTGTTAGATATTTTTGTACAAAGGTTTGATTTGAACGTTTATTTGTGCTTTTATTATCAAAAAAAGAATGTAAAATTTTTGTTTTATTGTTACCTTCTGAAATCTCCTTTTTTTTTTCAAAATAATCAAAAATATATTTTGAATTATCTAATAAATATTTTTTTCTCACTGTTTTTAATTTAGATATTTCTGCTTTAACTTCATTTAACTTATCTTGTAAATCTAATTTTTTTTCCAATGTTGTTTCTTTTGAAATACGTTCTTTAAGGCTCTTTCTTTCTTTTTTTAATTGTGGAATCCTTTTTTTCCTTATTGTATTTAACTCTTTCATTTTCTCATTATGTTTATTGTCTACAGTTATAATTGATTTTTTGTTCATTCTAATTTTTTTCTTTGTTTTTGGTTTGAAATTAGGCATATATATATATATAATTTTTTTTTTTAACTTTTAAAATTTTGAATCATATTACGTGTTCAAACCATTTTTCATTTTTCTCTCTTTAAAATAATGGATATATCAATAAATAACACTACTTCAAGTATAGATTTTATAAAATTACAAAAAATGGCATTTCTTTTTAATGCTTTAGAAAACGGGTGGAGTATAAAAAAAAAAGGTTCATTATATATTTTTACAAAAAAACATGAAGGTAAAAAAGAAGTATATCTTGACTCATATCTCAAACTATTTATGGTGGAGAACTTTGATATTAATAAATTTTTATCGTAAGCCATTTTTTTATTAAATGCTATTTATAAAATTTTTTTTTCTTTAGCAATATTATAACATTATGGGAGGAGGATTGATGCAACTTGTAGCTTATGGCGCCCAGGACGTCTACCTTACTGGTAACCCACAAATTACCTTTTTCAAAGTAACATACCGTAGACATACTAACTTCAGTATGGAATCAATTGAACAAACATTTAATGGCATGTGCGACTTCGGACGCCGTGTGCAATGCACTATCGCCCGCAACGGTGATTTAGCATACAGAACCTATTTCCAAGTCACACTTCCAGAAGTGAACCAGAGCGACGCGAGTTTCGCCCGCTGGCTTGACTTCCCCGGTGAACACATGATCAGCATGGTTGAGGTTGAGATTGGAGGTCAGAGAATTGACCGTCAATACGGTGACTACATGCACATCTGGAACCAGCTTACTTCTACTGCCGAACAGGAAGCCGGATACCACAAGATGGTCGGACAGACCACTCAGCTTACTTACTTGACCGACCCAAGTTTCGCTGATGTTCAGGCTCCATGTGCCACTGGTGCCCCATGCAACACTTGCGCCCCACGCAACGCGCTTCCAGAAACCACTTTATACGTGCCACTTCAGTTCTGGTACTGCCGGAACCCAGGACTTGCGCTTCCACTTATTGCCCTTCAGTATCACGAGGTTAAGATTAACCTTGAGGTCAGAGCTCTTGACGAATGCTTGTGGGCTGTGAACGACGGTGCCGGCGTAGGACCTAAATGCTCGGTTGGTGAAACCAACAAAGCTGGCGCCGCATACACTAAATCACTCGTAGCCGCTTCGCTCTACGTAGATTACGTGTTCCTTGACACTGATGAACGCCGCCGCATGGCCCAGAACCCACACGAATATCTCATTGAGCAGTTACAATTCACTGGTGATGAATCGGTTGGAAGCTCAAGCAACAAAATTAAACTTAACTTCAACCACCCATGCAAAGAGATTGTCTTCGTCGTGCAGAAAGATGCCCACGTTGATTACTGCTCATCATTCCAATGCCAGAGTCTTTTGTACAACATCCTCGGTGCTCAGCCATTTAACTACACCGACTGCATTGATGCCGTTCCCAACGCACAGCATGCTTACTCTGGCCCAGACGGCGGAGCCCAAGGCGCGAACGCTGTCATCACTGCCAGTGATTTGTTCGCTGATCCCGGTGCGGCTGTATCACATGATTCATCCGTGTGGCCTTCCTCGGCATACGACACAACTGCTCAGAGTGGTGCCCCACTCAGTTCTCGCGCAGATGCGATGAGTCTTGTGTCGGATGCTGGTTCATTCGTGCTCGCCGAAACTGCCCTCAACCTTCACTGCTGGGGTGTCAACCCAGTTGTAACTGCCAAACTCCAGCTTAACGGACAGGACCGCTTCTCTGAGCGCGAAGGATCATACTTCGACACCGTGCAGCCATACCAGCACCACACCCGCTCACCAGACACCGGAATTAACGTGTACTCATTTGCTCTCCGCCCTGAGGAACATCAGCCATCGGGAACTTGCAATTTCTCAAGAATCGACAACGCCACTCTTCAGCTTGTGCTTTCCAACGAAACCGTCGGAGGAGAAGCCACTGCCAAAGTCCGCGTATACGCCACTAACTACAACGTGCTTCGCGTTATGAGTGGTATGGGTGGTCTTGCTTACTCTAATTAAGGATCTTCATGGTTTTTACTATTTATTCATTAAATTAAATTATAAAATTGTAGATAAAATTTTATAATTTATTGTGATGCGGGACATCGTGTACTTGATTGAGTATATGGACATGTTGTCATATGATTTGAGGATTGTTCATCGGAAATAAATGATGCATCTAATGTAGAAATAATTGTTACAAATTCAGGTGTTAGTAAATCATTCTTTTCTAATAACTGGATCAAATGAAATCGTTCATTTTTGTATTTTTGTAAGGACTTTTTGGGACCATATTGTAAAATATAATTTGCATCTTTATTGTCCTCCTCTCTATCCTTATAATCATCCACTAATTGGAACATCATCCCAAAATGAAAGCCTATTTGTTTAAATTCATCTAAATCTAATTTTTTTCGTGTAAATATTGCACCTAATATAAAAGTAAATGAAAATAATGAACACGTTTTATATTTAATAATATCATCATTATAATTATTTTTTTTTATATTAAAAAATTCTGTTGCATCAGAGTTTATATCCATTAATTGACCGATCACTAAATTTTTTCCCAATAATTCACACCATTCAGATATCATTATATTGAGTGATTCGGGAGAATGTATTGCTATATTAAGCAATTTTATAGACTCAGAAATAATATAAAAAGAAAATAGAATTGCCTCATGTTTACCATATTGGATAAATGTAGATGGTTTATTTCTTCTTATAATATCATTATCCATACAAGGTAAATCATCTATGATTAAACTTGCAGCATGAATGAGTTCAACGGCTACAATAGGTTCCCACCGTATGGGATTATTTTTATCTCCCAACTTCTCAATAATATGTTTAACTATAAAACCACGAATACATTTACCACCTTTTACTGAATATTTTATAATTTCTTTTACTTTTTTATTATCTAATGTTTCAAAATATTTATCTAAATATGTTGATATTACTTTTTCGTACATTTATAAAAATATACGATAAATTTAATAAGAATCAAACATAAACAATTAATTGATAAAAAAATATAATATGATAACGCTTGTTAAAGCATATCCCAACCATCCATATGCACACCATACTAATGCCTGTTTATGTTTATCGTTTAAATTTATACCCCTATCAATATAATCAATACTAAATAAAAATAAAATCATTAGGATACTTTGAAACATCTTATCAATGAGTTTTTTATTACCATATTCATCTGGAACAATTATATCTTCTATGATTGAAAATATTACCGAAAAAATGAGTAATGGTAAAACAAAATAGGATAAATTTTGTATATCTGTTTTATTTTGATATGGTAAAAATTCTATAAATTGTGGAATAAAATATATACAACCCGGTATAGAGAGTAAAATAATTAATTTCCAAATAATAGCATCTACAGCGTGCGGAATAAAAACATATGCAATTAAACCGCCTATTCCGAATATACAAGATGCTATTGGAGATAGCCCTTTATTAAAAAAAAGTATGTATATAGTCAGTAAAATGAGTATTGTCTCATAAAATAGTTTATACTTATTAAATATATTAAAATCATTTATATCATCAACTATTTTTACCAATATACCAAATAAAAAAGCAATATATTTGTTTATCATTAAGATATGTCTATATTTAAAAAACAAAATATACGTTATAATCTTTAAACATTTAGCAAACATTATTCTGCAAGTATATATATAATGGATGTCAAAGGACTTGTTTTTGTTGCAATTGTCATAGTTCTCTTATTATTTGTTGCCAGGCTTTATTTTGGTGCTAAACCTGATATTGTATACGTTCCAGAATATATTCCATCTGGTCCCGATAGACCGGGTCATCGCAAGTGGAAAAAAGATACATGTAAAATATGCGCTGGTTGTGGGAAATTGGGCGCAAAGGGATATTGTTGCGCAAAACCACATAATGATTTTTATCCACCACAATGTCTACCAAATTTATCAAAGCAGCAATGTAAACAATCAAATACACAATTCAATGATTTTGAATACACTTGGTGCGATGGAAAGAAAAAAAAACATCGTAAAAAAAAAAATGATGACGAATAAATATTTAGTAATAAATAATAAAAAAATATATTTTTAATCTCTCTTATATCGTTGGAATAAGCAATTAAAAAAAAATTGATTTAAATATAATTATATAAATAATATGTATAATATGCAGATTTTCGTAAAGACTTTGACTGGCAAAACCATTACGCTCGACGTAGAGCCATCTGATACTATTGAAAACCTGAAGCAGAAGATCCAAGACAAAGAGGGCATTCCACCCGATCAACAGCGTTTGATTTTCGCAGGTAAACAACTTGAAGATACGCGAACGCTGGGCGATTACAATATCCAAAAGGAGTCGACACTTCATTTGGTGCTTCGTTTGAGAGGGGGGTGTGTTTAAATTTTATGTAAAATATTCTATAAAATTTAAATCCCAAATAACCGATTCATATTAATAATTTCTCTCTTATCGTCCATTTTTTGTAACAATTTTTTTATGAATATATTATCTCGCAAACGTATACTGTAATCATGTTGAGCATTTGAACGACCTATACGCCCTAATGCTTGAATCATTTTCTCTTGCGTTAAATTCGCCAAATCTTTACTCAAGTACCCGTGACAAAATTGATAGTTTGTTCCATAAATATAATCAGTTGAGGCAATAATAAGATATAACTTTTGATCTTGTGCCAACTTTTTCATTATTTCCACATATTCTATGCAATCGTGTAACCGAAATACACCTATTCCCATCATTAGTAAAATCTTCCAAATATTTTCTACTCGTAACAACATTATTTTCTCTACAACATCTTCATCAATACGACTTGTAAATGCGTTTTTCATTTCATCCTTATTCCATCGCCTTAAATGTGAAAACGAATTGGGAACATATTTAGGATCTAATTCAACGCGTTTTAGCTTCGTATATAAACCACTTATCATATCTTGCTTGGCTTTTTTTTTTGGATCTCTTTTTTCTCTTCCATTAGAAGTGACTTCTTCCTTCTGATTGTTGATTTGTTTTTCACATAATTCAATTTGACGCTTTATTTTATCATTTATGTTTATATTAGCAAGGATATTATCTAAAATTTCTTGAGGTATATTCGCAGATTTTAAACAAAACTGAGCTATTTTTTCCACATTATTAGAGAGAAATATTGTAGGACCATCTGTTAATGTATGTGAATCGCTTGTTGTTACGTAAATATTTGAATCATATCTTCTTATACGATTTTCCTTAAAATGTTGATAAATTGATTCATAATGGTCTCCAATATTTTCTAACAATAACAAATAATAATTTTTCAAATCAATGACACTTATGTCCTTAATATGATCAAAATAACGATCAATAAAATATCTACTTTTAACATACTTATTTTGATTAATATATAGAATAAATTCAACAATCTCTCTCAAATCAAAATGCCTTAGTATGGTCTTATATTTCTTTATATGTTGTATAGAATCTTGAAGCTCCTCAAAATGTTCAAACACATAATGAGGTAAAACAACAAATCCACTACAATCAATAATTGGTATTGTCTTTTTACATTCATGACTAACTATATCATACACTTGTCCATCGGGAAATTTGTCTTTAAAATATTGAATACATGGAATAATCTCTTCTTGTAAAGGTAGAGTCGCTGAAGATAATATGATATTTGGTATCACATTTTCCTTCCAATTATTTGAAATAGTATCATGAAATTCATGTGTTTTGTAATCAAGTGTTATTGTAGGTTCATCCCAATACCATATTATTTTTTCTTTTTCGTTAAACGCCAACATATAACGCATCGCATGTAAATAAGATTGAACATCGCTGATCATGATTTGAACTTTATCACCCACTGTATTATCTACGCGAAAAATACCACCTGTGCGCCTATTTTTCGTGTATTCTTTTACTGAAAAATAATGTAATTTAATATCACATGGATCATTGCACCCAAATGCAATAGCTATCGGAATATGCATGGAAATACATGCTTTTGCAAATTGTAACCCTATATGTTTTGCCGCACATACAAATATTAATTTGTGATTAACAGCCAAACCAATTGGTGAAATCGTTTTTCCTGTACCTGTTGGTGCCATATACAAAACTAATTTGGGTTTACTATCTTTACTTAAAGCAAATAGTCTCTTTTGATGATTGTATAATTGAAAATCTTTATACTTTGAAAGATACTCATTTTTTTCAATATATTCATATGCATTTTCTATAAAATAAGTAATATTCACGCGATTGTAACATTCTTTCAAAATAGCATGAATATAAGTAATAACATGGATATTCACATGTTCAATATTATTTTTCATAAGATGAATCAAAGTATAATAATAGAAATTCATATCCGCTTTCTTTCTTTTGTGATATTTCAAAAACTTCTGGACTAAATGAATAATAATAAATTCAAATATCTTGTGTTTTTCTAATTTTTTATCACTATTATCAATACGAATAATATCCGCTTTTTTTAATTTTAATTTCTTTGTTTTTACAGCATATTTTGTAAATTTATATTTTTTTCGTAATTTATTTAACATTGGTTCATAATATCGTTTATACAAATATGTATGAAACATTTCTATATTTTTTGTAATTTTCATAAAACAAACCAACGATTGAACGCTATTATAACATATATTTAAATTTGTGTATCCGTCTTTGATTAATTTCAAAATATGTAATTCATCTTTTGGTACAGGGATCTCCAACATTTCCCATTCTTTTTTGGTTAGTTTCTTTTGTCTTAAATCCATTTGTTATATTAATTTGATTTAATTATTTATAATCAATTTTTAAAATTGAATATAAAGTAATTAATATAATTATTATAAATGGTTCATCTCTATTCTATCGAAGGAAATATAGGTTCCGGGAAATCAACTCTGATCAAACATCTCAAAGAACATTTTAAACATCGTAAAGATGTAGTCTTTGCAGATGAACCGGTTCATTTATGGGGAACAATTAAAGATGAAAATAATAAAACCATCTTATCACATTTTTATGAAGATTCTAGTAAATGGGCATTTTCGTTCCAAATTATGGCATACATATCTCGTCTAGCAGAAATAAGAAAAAAAATAAGACAAAATCCACGCGCCATTATGATTTCTGAACGATGTTTATTGACAGATAGGCATGTTTTCGCAAAAATGTTATATGATGATAAAAAAATTCACACGATTGATTATCAAATATATTTGAAATGGTTTGATGAGTTTTTAGATGAAATATCTATGAAAGGTCATATCTATCTGAATGCTTCGCCACAAAAATGTCACGAACGCGTTATTAAACGCAATCGTGAGGGTGAAAATATTCCAGTAGAATATTTGAAAAAATGTCATACATATCATACAGAATGGTTGAATGATAAGCAAAATATGCTTGAATTGGATGGAAATAGAGAAGAAACGGAACTTGTTGTACAAGATTGGATACAACAAATTACAGAATTTACATCATTAAATAAAATACATACAAATGACATATACTTGGATCTATTTAAAAACGGTTTATCTAGTGGTTGTTAGTCTATATCTTTCAAATAATTATTTTGAAATCTTGCCGTTGGTTTATATTTCAAAATATCCATTTCTTTTGTTGTGGTTGGAAATGCTTCGTCACCATAAATATCCTGTAAACACAACCATTCAAATAATCCGCCAGAATAAATATATACTTGATTAAATCCAAGTGATAGTAATTGTTGGTATTTTTTTGTTGTAGCTTCATCTATTGAATTCTTTCCATAAATAATAATGATCACTTTCCCGTGTTTCATACAATCGTTAATCACTTTCACTTCCGTATCAATTGCTAACGTATTTTTGATGAGACATTTTTGATTTTGGCTATCTAGAGTATTGATTAGTAAATAGTGCCCTTCTTGATG